TCATCCCAAACTTCCTTAGCAGGAACTTCTATCTTAATTTTAGGAGATTCAGAATCGACCGGCCACCTCTGTTCATAATTTTCTGATGACTTAACGGCGTGCATAAATTCATCAGAAATCCGAACAGAAATATGTGCGCCGGTAACTTTTCCGAGGTTCCTCTTTATCCTTATAAAATCAAGGACCTGAGGGTGATGCACAGAAATACTCATCATCAATGCGCCGCGCCGGCCTCCTTGCGCGACCTCTCTGCAGGAATTAGAAAAGCGTTCCATAAAAACTTCAATTCCGTCAGTTGATCTGGCGGCATTGGCACAAGTAACACCCCTAGGGCGAATATTACTGAGATCAAATCCAACACCGCCTCTTCGTTTCATTATCTGGACTTGTTGTTGGTCAGTATATAATATTCCTCCATAGCTATCCTGAGGAGAATCGATCACAAAGCAATTTGATAAAGACTGTATTTGAAAAGGGTTGCCAATGCCGCTCATCGGAGAACCTTGGGGGATTATATATTTAAATTTCTTAAATAGCTGAAGTATTTCATCCTCTGACATTGGGTTTAGATATTTTTGTTCTATTCTAGAAAATTCTTTTGCCAATCTAGCATGCATACACCCTGGATTCAATTCATAATAATTATTATCCAAATCACGAAGAGCATATTTCGAAACCCAGACGTTTGTAGCCAATTCGTCGCCTGCGAAATATTCTTTTGTTGATTTAATTACTTCCTCTTTAGGAAAAGTTTTTCTCATTATAGATCTCCTTTGGCGGCCTTGACCTTCTCCCATACTTCGTTGAGCTTCCTCTTTGGGTCGACAAGCATTTCGTAATTAGCAGTTTCGGACTCTCTTAAAACGCGGAATTTTGATCGAGCTGTATCGATACGTACTGGCATCTGCATTCCATCCATTCCTGCTCTATTCTTTGCTACAAAAATTCTTCCAAACCCAGAAGCTTTCTCTTCGGGTTTTCGACTCAAGCCAATGACAACATCGGATACTTGGGCTTTACCATAAGATTCACCCATACTCTCTAGACCAACAATATCTTGACTAGCTCCTGCCCTATTTGATTGAGAAGCAGTCCATACAGGAACATTAAAATCAGCTGCCATCTGACGAAGCTCTTCATATATGAGTTGAAGTTCCAGGCGCAATGCATCATATTGTCTGGTTGATTTCATAACATCTGCATAATCGATAATAACCAATGATGGCCAATAATTTCGTAATTTCAATTTATCTAAATGGTTTCTTATTGTGTTCACGCTTGCAGAGCGGGTAGGATAATATTTAATAATCAAACTTCCATACTCGCCATCTTCGTACATTTTTATAACTTTTTCCTTGTTTTCTAACAAGTCGCTGCAGTCAATATCACAAATATTCGAATCATATCTTTTTCCAGTTAAAGTCTCCGACAATTCAAAAGTATAATGTACAACTGTCTTCCCCATGCGAAGCGCTTCAGCACCCATGGCTACAAGCCAATGAGATTTTCCAACTCCAGTCGGAGCAACAATGACACCCAGTTCTCCACGACCTAAACCACCATCTAATACATCACGAGTATCTAATTCACGAATACCGGTTGGAGTTGTAATCCGTTGAATTTCGTTAAATCTTGCCTCAACGTCTTCAAAAAATTCATGTCCAATTGAAGATGGCATGCCTACAGATACTGCATGTCGCATAAGATCAACAACAGGCTCAAAATCATCATCCTGCACTAGTTCCACAGCTTTGGTGAGGGCTTCTTTAAAAGCTTGCCTTTTGCAAAACTGCAATGCTTGCTCTTTCACATAGGGCAGATCTTCCGGATTTTGATTCATTCTCATTCGCTGTAAAAATGCAATGATCTGATCCCTGAGAAGAACGTCAGCTGTGTCTTTTTTCAAATCGTCCCTTACAATCTGTATAAGCAATTGCATTGTTGGAAAACACCGATAATCATCATAGTACTTAAAATACTTTTCACAGAGGTATCTCAAATATTTCAAATCAAAATAATCAAAGTGCATGACTTCATGTATCTGAGCAGCCCACTCCTTGTCAGTTGCTAAACCTTGAAATATTTTTTCTTGAAATATCTTTCCATATTTACTGAAAGAATTAATTGCAGAGGATTGTACCAAAGCTATCGACATAACTTCTCCTATCGTTTTATTACAGAGTTAATTCGCATATATAGCCTGTCGACATCCAACCCACGTGGAATATCAACCCCTTCTGATATAACGGATCTCAATAAATTGAGTTTATCTCTATTTTGCTCGTAATTTTCTAATCCATATTCTAAATTTTTGATATGTTCTGCCGATAAATTGCTAACATCTAAATACATAAGTTTCCAATTCCTGCGAGCTGCTTCCGGGTTTTCAAGCATATTTCCATACATTTTCAATGGCTTATCCAAGCTTCGCTCCGAACATATATTAAGTATGTCGTCGACACTGACAAAGTCATCGCTGCTTAACTCCGGAAATCGCTTTACTAACGACTTAAAACCTGCACCTTTTATACCAGGTATTCCATCGGATGTATCACCAATAAATGATCTTGCTGTAATAAAATTTTCAACACTTACCCCGTATCTTTGTAGGACATAATTCGAATCTAATATTTTTTTACTAGCTGGTGAATACTGTTGGCAGTTATCTCCCAATAATTGATGGAAATCCTGATCCATGCTTATAATTAATTTTTTTTCATTTAGAAATTTATATCTTGCAATATACCCGATTATATCGTCCGCTTCACACTCATCTACATACATTTGGTGTACTGGCAAATTATTCAATAACTTAACTGTTAAGGCAATCTGGTATTGGAAATTCTCTTCTGTATTCGGAATGTCCTCATAAATTTCTGATCTATTTAGTTTTATAGGTTTACGATTTAATTTATATTCCGGCAAAATCTTTCTTCGCCTTGCTGAGCCACCACCTTCCCAGCATACAATAATTTTGGATGGTCTAAATTTTTCTGCATACATTGACAATGACTTTAAAAACCCTATGGTGCCACCCAAATGATGCCCATGCGATGACATTATTGGTACAACACAATATGCTCTTGCAAAAACATTATAGGCGTCAACCAATAGGATTGGCCCTGATTCTTCATTCATATATTCTCCTTTGTAATTTTAACTTTCTGGATCTACTAGATCATCATTCAAGGTCATTGCTAACTGTCGAATTTCCTCGTAACTTTCCGAATTAATATCAAAATCTTCAGATCTCCCCATCAAATCCGCATGTGCTGCGTTGAAAACAAGATTTATATATGGGCCATATTGTGGACTATTCCAAACATCCCCAAAATCTGCTTTATAAAATTTCTTTTCTTCAAGCAATTCTCCAGTCTTTCTATCAACAATATTTAGCGTTTTCCATGCACCAGTTCCTTCGATCGTTATTGCACGGTTTTCACAGTAAACTGGACCGTTTTCTTTCGAAAATCTCCGGAGAACATCAAATGTCTGTTCATGTTCAACAATTCCTTTGCCAAAGTGAATTTCGAAAAGGCATGTTCTGAATGGAGGAGCAACCTTATTTTTGATGGTCTTGGCAGAGACGTTTATTCCAACAATGTTTCCCTTTTTATCTTTGATCTGCTGGCCGGCTCCAAGCTTAATTCGTACCGAAGAATGAAACGGAATTGCTTTACCACCTGGTGTGGTAGTTGGATCTCCATACATGACACCAATCTTTGTCCTTGTCTGATTAAGACAAATCATTAAGACATTCTGATTGGCAATAACTCCAGTAATTTTTCGCATTCCTTTAGAGATAACACGGGCATTCAAGCCGATGGTCTCTTTATCATAATCCCCAATTAATTCTGCTTTAGGAGAAGTTGCTGCAACAGAATCCCAGATAATTGTGATGGGAACATCTTTTTTCAGAGCCTTTGCTTTCAAAATCGTTTTTTCTGCAATTGAGAGAACCTCCTCTGTGCAGTGTGTATCGACATATACGAAACGCTTCTCTATATCAATC